TGAGCGAATAAGATCAATTACAGGTTGAATCACGTTCACACGAACCCACTCAAATCCTGCTTGCATGGTTGTTTTGAATGATTCAATACCAGTCGTGATAATTGCCCATCCAGCAGTGAAGGCAATTTGTACCGTATTCCATGCGTTTTTAATAAAGTTTGAAGCAACCTGAAAGCCAATTGTAATCAATGTCCACGCTTGAGTGGCGGTTGTGCTTGCTATCTGCAAAGCAGCGATAAATCCGAGCTTGAATAACTCCCATGCTTGGGTGGCGGTTGTGCTTGCTATCTGAAAGCCAATTACAATCAATGCCCATGTTTGGGTGGCGGTTGTGCTTGCTATCTGCAAAGCAGCGATAAATCCGAGCTTGAATAACTCCCATGCTTGGGTGGCGGCAACGCTGGCGGTTTGCAATGCAACCACAATTAAGATACCGATTTGTTCGGCGGTTGTGCTGGCAATTTCCAAACCTACTGCAATTAATACACCTGCTTGCTGACCAGCGACCCCTGCCTCCTCTAATTTCGCTGGTATTCCTGCTACAATATCCTGAATGCCCAAGAAATTCGTTTCCCATGCTTGTCTGACCAATGAAGCAACAGCGACCAGAGCCAGAATTGGGGCAATGGTGGCGGCTATACTCAATAAAGCAGGAATGACCACACTTGCAATCGCTACCCCCACTAGCAACAAAATATCCTGTAATTGAACATTCGCACTGAACCAATCCATAATTGGTTGAACGACTGACATGATGCCATCACGAAGTGAGTATAAAGTATCCGAAATGGCATTTGCCATTTCTTGACTACCACCTAAATTTACGACCAAATCTCTTAATGCAATATTGAAAGAGCTAAAAATAGAAAAACCCCGTTGAATTGAATCTATGAAATTAAAAATACCTGTGGCTATTGCCGCAATTGCAGTGGCAACGGGATTAATCAGTGATTCACTAAATCCAAGCATCGTGAAGAACCGACTGGCTGTGGCATGAACCAGATCGAACATAGGCACACCCGATTGCAATTGAGCAAAAAATGAGCTTGGGTTGGATGGGTCAAGGATGTTAGCCAAATCACCAAATGCGTTTGACAGTGTTAAGACGAAATTGCTTACTGTATCAATAACAGGTACAAGCAATGGCGCAATAATTCTGCCAACGCTGACCAATGTTGATTCCCAACGTGCAGTCAAGCGATTCATGGCAGCATTGATGCCCTGATTCATTTGTTCAAAGGCTGCGGCGGTTGCACCAGACGCATTATTCATTTCCTCAGTGGCGGATACGAATGTATCCATATTCGCCCCTGTCAGCGCAAGCGCCGCACCACCAGCCTCCACACTCCCAAATAATTCATTGATACCTATGCCAGCATCGGCGGCGGCTTTTTCTAATAAGGCCATTGCTTCGGCAGTCGTCCCACCATCGGCAATGAATTGTTTAAAGCTCACACCAGCCGTTTCTTGGAATATTTTACTGACTTCCGTACCTGCATCCCCTAACTCATTGAATGCGGCTCGTAATTGCGTTGTTGCCACACTGGTTGGCACACCCTGTGCAGTAATGGTCGCTAAGGCTGCGGTCACATCACCGAAGGCCACCCCAAGACTTGCGGCGGTTGGTACAACCTGAAAGAGCGATTTCGACATCTGTTCAAAATCAGTCTTACCAAGACGCACTGCCGTGAACATCAAATCACTTGCTTGGGTGGCGGATATGATCTCATCACCATACGCATTGACGACTGATGAAATACCATCGACTGCGGTGGTTAAATCAGTCACACCACCGATGGCGGCTTGATTCGCTGTTTCAAGAAAATCGAATACGGTATCCTGTGGCACACCAGCACTGAGGGCTTGGTAAAGTGCTGGCATGGTTTCTTCGGTGGTTCTGCCCACTGCATTATCGAAAGCAAGCACCTGATCTTCCATTTGCTTCATAGCTTGCTCGGAAATATCAGGGAGTAAGGTAAAAACTTCATTCATGCCCTGCTCAAATTGAGCAAAGGTTTCGACCCCTGCCGCGCCAAATGCGATTAGTGCTGAGGTGGCACTAACAATCGCACCCGTCGTAACCGCTATTAAAGCCGTTCCCATTTTCTGAGTATTGTCAGCAACGCCCGACAGCACTTTTGAAGCATTATCTTGGGCATTGATGATAATTTCAATGGAATTACGACTTGGCACTATAGCTCGCTTTCGTCAAGATTATTAAACTCATATTCATTGGATAAATTAATCGTATCAATCCCCGATGCAGTATCCTGCTCACGCTTATGAATGATTGCAATCTGATTGCGGATAAGCCAATGATATTCCAATAATGCTTCATCCTGATTCAATAATTCGCTCGGTGTACAATGGTACATTTCAGTACATTGGATATAGGTCTGATGTTCATGCGAAATCGGTATATTTTGTTGTTTTAAAAAATATACCGATTCAATCTCAAGTATCAATTCCCTTTTTTTTCGGCTTTCGGTTGGAATTGCTTCATAATCCAGTCCCGTTCCGCAACCGATAACAATTCAATCGCCCCATCCTCATTCGGTTGGGGAAGTGGATTGTCGTCATCGTCTACCCAATTCCACGAGATCACATGCTCACGGATAAGGTTATGACCAGCATTTTCGACTTCACCAGCGATTTCAATGGATTTCAAGCCAAATTCGGGTGTATCTGCATATTTATTTTGCCTTGCAATCAGTGAACCGATAAGCTCCCGATAGTTTTGCATCGTTCCCGTCGACGGGGAACGCACCACAATAAACGCATCGTCACCCTGTAATTCAGGTGGGCTAAAAATTGTTAATGTATTACTACGTTTCGGCATCATGTACTCCTAATTGATTGTGTGATTCAAATTAACTACCTACGTTCAGAATACCGACTGCACCATCCACAACCGCTTCCATGTCAAGCGTCATCGGGCCAGCCTCACCTGCGGCAATTTTGATTTTGCAGGTTGTTAGACGGAATTCGCCAGTATAGAACCGAGTACCAATAACTTTACCAGCAGGGTAAACGGAAATTGTCCGTCGCCCACCAGTATCGAACCATGCTTCCAAAATATCACGGGCTTCGGCACTTGCGGTAGTCCACAGTGCTTTCAATGCCAAACTTGCGTCACGTTTGCATTCTGTCCGTAATTTGAAATCACCATCAAATGTGACACCATCGCCGATTTCTCGGTTCATATCCAGACTGGCTTCGTTCGCACTGCCTGAAATATTGACAGGGGTACCAGCATCGTTGTCCACTTCAATCACTGCATTGCAAGCAGATAAGTGGGTCGAGGTTTGAGTCATGATTTTACCTTTCGTTTATCACTCATTATCATCACCAATATTGTACCATAATAATCATCCTCAATAAAAATTCTTGTTCGTAATAGCTGTAAACGAGAGCATGGAATAGCTCAAAGTGTGCAATTCTAGGACAGCATAGGACAGCTTAAAACAGTGTTTCCTGCTTGCCAGTGTCGTTTATGCACAATCATAGCTTAGCGTTGCTGGAAAACGCGAACCGTTTCCTGTGAGAGAGGGTTAAGTGCTGTGGCAATAGACCGTTTTTGTCTTGTGACACGGGTCTTATTTTGCAAATGGGAATGGCAATGCCGATTCACCACAGCACTTATCCAGACTAGCGACATTATTATAATCTATCATTTTTAGGGCATTTTTTTGAATCTCATCGGCATGAGGAATATCGGCAATTTCATCAGAATCGGCAACGGCAAAATCGGCAATGGTGAAAATATTTTTCGCTGTCAATAATTCGGCATAATCTGCCAATTCAGGATATTCGCTGACGGGGGGCGTTTTGTCCAAATGCCGTACCACGCCCATTTCAATCAGCGTGTCGATTTTGCCTTGTGACAAAACTTTATTCAGATTGTGAATTGTCCCTCGTTTATAAATTTCATTTTTTATGAAGGGTTGTCCGATCATCAAATATGCGCCCATTTAAAATATCTCCAATGTGATTGTGACACGAATGCCAATAAATTTCTGGTTGCTATATTCAAACACGACCCGTTCCGCAGACCACTTAAAATTCTGAATCACTTGTTGGCTATCCCCAAAAAGAGGGCGAACCTTTTGAGCATCCAAAACATCAGTGATGGCTTGGGCAATTGTTACGAATTTGGTCATGCCTTGCGAGAAATTGGTCAAGGTACTGACATAAATATCGGCATGGAATACGAATTGTTTTTGTTGCAAAATTGAGACTGAGCCAAAGGAATTCTTAGCAGTCTCTCCCATGCCCTCCCATGATTGCGGATACACTTGCAATAATGGCAAGTCCCCTTCGGGAATATTGTCGGTAATCTCTGACAGGTCTTGAGATCGCGTTATCCCTGTGGCTGTGGACAGTGTATCTTCAATAGCAGTGTTTAGCGTAGCAAAGGTATAGGTTCCCATGATTATCCAAATCCGTGATTGCGTATCGTAATCGACACTGAATCACCTAAAATTTCTTTGATTTTGTCTCTATTATCATCAATTGCATTTTTCAAAAAATGTCGTGGTTTTAGACCACCGCGCAGATAAATTCCACGCGCCACTGCATAAGCGTTCAGCCCGTGTCGTCTTGCCCATCCTTGCAGTGCTGAGGGTGGGGGGAATTTTGTTGCGGCATGACCAGCAGGTGTGCCAGTCCCATCTTCCATATATGGTGCATATTCGACGTTTGAGCTAACGCCGACAATTCCCTGCACACCGATACCCAAGAACGAATTGACCTCTACTGACTGATTAATACCAGCCCGTAATCGCCCCGTATCGACAGGGGCATTTTTCTTCGCGTCTCTGAGAACGATCATTGTGGCTCTGGTCATATCACGCATCATTTGTTTACCATGCAGATCATTCCCGATTTTGCGAAGATTGTCGGAAACCTCTTTCATATTCCTAATTTCAAACTCAGTCGTTGTCATGTGTGACCTCGAAAATATGCACTTTTAAGCGATTGCAGGATATAATCAGTGCTAGGTGATAATCTGCAATCTGATATTCTTCCTGTATGATTTTAATCTTTGATAAGATACCAGTGGCTTCATAGGGAATCATAATTGGATTCACATTATCCCAAATAACATTACCACTGTCATCTATATCGAATAATCCGCACAATTCCATGAGGTCTAACAATTCTCGCAACATTATTTCCCTCCAAATTTTGGTCTGCGTAAGCCTGAGAAATTAAGCAATACCTGAACGTCCTTATCCAACTTACTCAAGTATTGAGATTGTCCCAAATCCGTATTCAATAATGCGTCTGCCATGCCGCCCTGCAATCTCTTATAAATCCTAACAGTTTGCATAATGGCGGCGGTTTTAATCGGCTCTGGTACACTGTCTGCATATCCCCATCGGGCAGTGATTTGAACATTAGGTTCGCTTGCGGAAGGGGTATTGACTGAATCAAAGCTATATCTCGTAAATTTGCCCTGCGTACTGGTACTGGTCAGCATAATGCCCGTGTAGGGGGTAATATTAAATTCGGGACGTTCAACCGACCCCCGAAATCCGCGCCACATTGCCGATGTCAGAACCGTATCATATGTGACATCACTCAATGAATCTTTGAAAGCCACGCCCGTAATTTCGATACAGGGGTCAATCCATAAATAATTGAACCCGTTTCCTGCATACACCCGAGCCGTAGCAGTCTGCACAGCTTGAAAGCCCACATCAGTATAACCACAGTAGGCATCAATCATCCGACAGGCAGCACTTAAATATGCGCGTAATTGCCCATCATTACTATCGGAAGTCATATTCATGGCTGTTCGCACATCGGCTTCGCTTGCATATAATTCAGTCGTCATAATGCTATCCCTTGATTGGTCGTAATTCTGCCCCGACTGCCCTATTCTTGATATGATTATAATCTATTATAGTCCATTTTCGTTCTGAATAGAACGCATACCGCTTGCCATACTCAGTCGTGGGGTCAAAATAATCCAAGATATTTTTTGACCAGAACCAACGATGGGTGGGGTCGTCATGGATGGTGGGTGATTCAAACGTGGGATATTTGATGTATATTTTCCCTGTCGGTTTAAGAATACGCCAGCACTCGTTCATAGCTTGAAAAATGTTGATTTCAAGGTGTTCAAAAACACTGACAGCCTGAATCATGTCAAATTGGTTATCACTCCAACACGTCCATGGGGTATGATTCAAATCATACACAATATCAATGTGGTCATGGTGCTTCGTTATATCGTGGTTGATATAATCAGGGAAATATCGCAGACCTGCACCTAAATTGAGATTCATTGCCATATATCACATCCTAAAATTATTAGCCTTATCATACGTGTCAAATTTTGCGGTAAATATTATTTGTTCCTGAGCAAAAACAAAAACGCGCCAATTATTATTCCATGACTGAAAGGTAAGCAGATAGGAATGGTTTTCAGTGAACGTAAATGAATCACTTGTAAGCACTGGGAACGTCCCGTTCGCTATGAACGAATCAGGATGCTTGCGATCACGAAATGATCTAATATGTTTTGGTGTTGGTATTAATTGTTTCGTTATCATGCCTTCATTATACGCGGATTAGAAATTTAGGCAAGTTCAATCAATTTTAACATGCTTTGAGGAAACACTTGACAGAATTTTAACTATTTGTTAAGCTGTAAGCATTGACAAACTAAGCACTGAAAGAGACCGAAATGCACTCAGTCAAGCGATTAATTGATAGAGGCTATGAGCAATTGATTGATAGAGGGAAATGGAGTTGATTATGAATTCGGCAATGATTAATGATTTGAATAAGATCATTGAACAAATTCAAGAAATTATCGACATGCACCTATCCTACCGTGAACCAGATCACGTTATGCTGGCGCTTGAGTATGAAAGTTTAGAATACCATCAAGACTTATTAGATTATCTGCAAAGAGAGAGTGAAAAACAGCATAGGACTTGATTTAAGCTGTTTTCCAGAGCATCAAGCTATATACACTGCTAAACATAGCTGGAAACACCGGAAAACACTGTTTCCAGAGCAAGAAAAAAGAGACTAGATTGATACCTAGTCTCTTTTTTTGATTCGTGCTGATTTTAGCTAATCCGTGACTGTCGTCCAAACCGAAGTGCTGGCAGGACGGAAACGGGGCAGACCGAACACAAGCACTGAGAACATCCGTGCCCCTGCTGGTGTGCTTTCAACATTGAAATAATTGAAGCCACCCGATACATCAAATTCCTCATTGCGGATTTCAATGCAATGATAGGTATCGGCATCGGCAACGGCAACATCCTTGCCACCACTATTCAATGTCTTGAGAGTGCCGCCCGTCAGTGCGTTGGCTTGTTCAAAATCGACATCAATTGCATTACCACTCCCTGCTTCGGCAGTGATGATCACGACTAAGCGAGAATAATTGCCCACATCAATTCGCGCTGCCAAATCTTGTACAGTGCTATGATCGGCAACGGCAATACCAGACAACAATTCCCATTGTTCGCTGAAATTTGCTGTAAACATAATCTATCCTTCCTTCAAGCGATTAATTCACTTGACTTACGTGGACTTATCGCCCAAACGGACAAATGGTGAAACTTGCGTACTACCGTCCCGATAGGTAATCGGTGCAGATAGCCAAGGTTGTCCATCATGCCGCATGATTGCACGCCATGAGGTCTGATTATTCTGGAAACGCTCATGAGCCGACATATCGACTGTGATGGCTTGACGATCACCAACGAGGTAATAACCACAATCCACAAGGATAATGTCACCTGCTGTGCCAAGTGCTGGCAATTTGTCAGTGAATTTGATCGGATGCCCAAGCAGTGAACCTGGTGTGCCACTTTCAGCACTGCCCCAAAGATAGGAGGCATTTCCACTTGGCCCATTCATTGCCAAGAGTGTCGGCATGATTGACTGAGAGGCTACCCACATCAAATTGGAGCTTGGGAGCGCTTGCGCCAGCATATTGATTAAATCAGTGTAGGTCACATTATCTGTGCCTTCACGATTGACTGTGATGGTTGCACCAGAATTGATAATTCCTAACGGCTTACCAGCACCAGAACCTTGCAGATAATCATAATCTGCTTGTGCAGTCAGGGCGCGTGGCAATTGTGACATCAGGAAATCTTCGAGACTGACTGCACTATCGTCAAGCAATTGGTTGCTTGAGCGTGTGTAGGCTGTCAATTCATTGGCTGTCAATGTCACATCACGGAAATTCATCGAACTTTCAGTCATTGCACCAGCTTCTTCGGTGTAGTAGGTGATAACACCCCCGAACCAAGAGAAGCCACCCGACACTGTACCCGTCTGGTCAAGTGCTGGAATTGTGACTTGGCGACGATTCATGCGAATAACTTCGGCACGAGGGCGAACAATGGTTTCAGTTTCGGCAAGCTGTAGGACACGAGCTTGGAATTCTTGGGGGACTAAAAAGCCACCTGTCGCGCCAACACCTTCTGCCAGCGCTTTGGCATTGGTAACACGCATCACCTTTGATCGACCTTCGCCATCACCATCCCAATAATCTAGCCCATTACCGCTCATGATTTGATTGGCTTTGAGGTGATATACTGCTTTGAACCAATGGCCTAAACTTTTATATCCACTAAATTGAGTGGGTACTTCTGGCTCTGGTTCTTTGACGATGGGTGGCGCGGTTGCGATAGCAGACTGCCGCTTGGCTTTCAATTCGCCCAAAACATCTGAACGAGCGACCAAATCTTTCGCTTCGTTAAGCAGACGACCCGCTTTTTCCATATCTTCGGCGGTAATGTCTGCACTCTTATACAGTTCCATTGCTTGATCTGTAAACACTTGTGCCTGCTCAAGCAATTGATTGGTTGTTTCAATTTGCATGGGATTTCCTTTCGTTAATTCTTGCTTGGATAAGTTTACGATTTATATCACCTTTGATGCGTTCAACGTCCATTTTTTGAGTGAGTAACGCATGGGTTGGCTCGGCTCTGGTTTGAACATCAATACTGAGTGATTTCGGGCTTTCAATGATAGGTATTTCACGATTCAAATAAGATGATGGAATTAGATCAATAAACATACTGACAATGGTATCGGTCAATTCTGAGAAATCAGCCACATCTTTTTCGTCCCAAGCATTCATAGCGAAAAATTCATCTATCCGCATTATGAGCCACTCTTGGAATTGTGCGCGCAGAATCTCATCGACAGTCTGGTTTTTTTGAAGATAATCGTCACTAACATAATTGGCAGTCACAGTCGTATCATTCACTTTACAATAGCCAAGATTCTTGGTGACACCGTGAAAATTGCGACAGCTTAAACACATGGCACTATCATTCGCCATGCGGTAATTGTTGGGCATATTTTTGACAATAATGGGTTGGTCAATGATTGGTTCATCTGTGATTGGTTCATCTGCGACGAGCGATTCATTGCTTGAATCATCAGTCATTTGTTCCTGCTCATCCTGTATAGATTCATCGTTCTTAACTGCGACTGTTTGTGTCGCGGCATTCTGGGCAAAAATAACGGGAGAGACTTCCCACAATTTGATTTCTTTGATAACTCGGATATTCTTAACGCCCTCATTGGTTTGAATCTTTTGGTAAGCAGATTTTACAATTTCAAATCCAATGCTGTACTCAGTGATAATTCCCGAAGCAATTCTGCGGTAAATTTGTGCCGACGGGTCGGTAGGCTCATCTAGCATGTATTGAGATTCTACAAATAATCCGCCAGTGGCATCAGGATATTCTGTCAATAATTCAAGTGGCAAATTCTGCTTAGGGACTTCCTGAATACGAAGAATTTTAGCGACTGCGTTTGTCGTGCTGTG